ACCGGTCCGCAGGGCTACACCGGACCGACCGGAGCAACGGGACCTATTGGACCGACGGGAGCAACTGGCGCAACGGGGCAAACCGGTGCAACGGGCGCAACCGGACCAAAGGGAGACACCGGAGCAACCGGAGCCACCGGTCTAACGGGTGCAACCGGATCGACCGGACCCATTGGCTTGACCGGGCCGACGGGTGCTACCGGACCGACGGGTTCCACCGGCTCAACCGGACCAACTGGTGCGACTGGACCTATTGGACTGACCGGTCCCACAGGTCCCACCGGACCGACCGGCGCAACGGGGGCACAGGGTTCATCAGGATCGGGCTACTCAGCCGTTTCCTCAACGAGTTCCATCACATTTGCAACCGGTTCTACGACTTTTGGAAGCATCACGAGCCTTGGTGCGTTCATTGTTGGCGACCGTGTTCGTGCGATTTGGTCGGGAAACACGAGCAACTATGTCGAGGGTGTAATCACCGCAACCGGCGGCACGGCGGGCGCATACACGATGACCGTCAATGTGGATCAGGTCAATGGAACCGGAAACAGCGGAACCGGCAACCCGTGGTATTTCAGCATTGCAGGTCTAGTGGGTATTCAGGGTCCGACCGGAGCAACCGGAGCGCAAGGCGTGACCTTCGCAGCGAGCGCACCGAGCGATCACACCCTTCTCTGGGTGAACACAGCGGTCACCTACCCAAGTTTCGTCGGACCGACCGGACCGACCGGACCGACCGGACCGACGGGTTCCACCGGACCGCAAGGGCCGACCGGCAGCATCGGTCCTGTGGGTCCCTCTGGCGGAGCACAGGGACCGCCCGGACCGCCATCGCCGAGCAGCACGGCAAATGTGCCAGCCGGAGCAACAACCGTCGCTTTCAGCAACCCGCCCATCTCGGCGCAGATTTTACCGGGCAATGGGAACCGCAAGCAGTTGTCCATCTACAACCTGTCGAAATACACCATTTACCTCGCACTTGGAGCGACCGCAGCACTCAACTCCGGCATCGCTCTGTGGCCGGGGCAAGGGTTCAACACCTATTTTTACAGCGGACCTGTCTCGTTCATCGGTCCGGCGGGGCAGAACATCACCGTTTCATACACGGAGGTCTAAATGGCTGGCGTGGGGGCTATCTCGGTGTCGGTCAATGGCTACGCCACCGTCGTCAACCAAAATCCAAACCGAAGCCATCTCTGGCTGCAAAATATGAGCACGAACGGGCAGATCATCTACCTCGTGACTGGCACTGGACCTATTGGAAACCCTGTCTATAAGCAAGGTATCCGGCTCAACCCCAATGGTGGAATGTGGGAGACGACGGGGATCGGTTGGGTTGTTGCCACCTCGTCCACATCTCCGGCTGGACTTGTTATTGGGTGGGAGGCGTAATGGCACTCACCACCTATGCCTACCAAGACGCAGTTTTGGATCAGAACATCGTGAGCGGCAACACGGTTCAGAACTACTTGGGAGGCAACTTCGCAGGCGGCGGTGGACTTTCGCTGCTCGGACATTGGCCGATGAATGAAACATCTGGCAGCACGATGGCGGATATCAGCATCTACGGTGCGAACGGCACCTATCGGGGAACAGCAACCGGACACACGACCGTTGGGAACTCGGGGATCATGGTTGACGCTGCGGGGTCATACTCAGCGTATTTCGATGGCGATTACAACAACGGCGGGGCATCGGTGCCGTTCTACTCTGCGCTCAACACACCGACCCTGCTCACCATGAACGCTTGGGTTCAGGTGGAAACCATGCCGACCTCAGCCATTGCTCTTTCGGCTTCAGCCACAGCGACCTCTGGCTCGAACACCATCTCGATTTCACTGTCGAACCAAGCGTGGACGAACATCAACTCTGCCCTTGCGAATAAGGAACTAGTGTCGGTCATCATCGTCGGAGCGGCGAGCGGCTGGCTCTCTCGTGGCAGTGGGCAGTGGATACCGACGGGCACCATCATCACCGCCGCATCATCAGGGACTCCCGGCACCATCACCCTTTCCAATCCCGTAGGGACGAACGGGCAGATCAAGGTCAACATTATTTCAGCATCGCAAAAGGACTCCTTTGGGCGCATCGTGACTAAGGGCGGCGACTATGGGTTGCTCGTTTCGCATTTCACCGGACAGTCCACTTGGCCGACACCTGACGAAACCCACTACGGACCAAATCCTGTAATGACGATGTTCTCTCAGGGCAGTAGTCGCTCGACCAACGAGGACACCTTCTACACCACCACACCGGCGATGATTACCTACTGCTACGGCCAAGATGCCCTCTTTGGTGGCTCTTTTGAGCAGTTCTACCTCAACGGTGTTTCGGTAAAGCAGAGCAACGACACGATCTACACACAGCCTTCCAAATCATCAACCTCCGGGCTGACGATTTTTCAGGTTTCCACCAACCAACTGACGGCAGATGCGGGAACTTTTACCGGTTTCATGCAAAGCCTGAGCATCAGTAGTGCCAGCGTCGGGGACTGGTATCTGAAGATGCTCTACAACCTCGGCGTGAACGGAACCATGATCTACGATCCGGTCAACCCGTCGTATCGCTACCCCGGAACGCTCAACGGGACGACCTACTCAGCCCCGCTGAATGTCTTTGCGACCTCGTGGCCTATCACCATCGTCGGACCGAACGCTAATCGCAAGCGCATCACCATCACGAACGACAGCCCCGCCTCGGTGTGGCTCGGACTTGGCGGAACGGATTTCACCAACCCCTACGACAGCCCGCTTTGGATGAACCGACCGACCGACCCGTTTCCACAGTTTCCAGCAGGTATCGCCCCGGTGGGCATACAGTTGCTTCCGCATGGAGGAATGTGGACGAGTGATTTCTACCAAGGCATGATTTCCGCCGTGGCAAATCCGTGGATCGGCCAGCAAAACCTATGCGTTATGGAGGAGGTGGCCTAATGCCCACGATGATCGGCAACATCGGTTCTGACGGGCAAACCATCACCCTCACCACCGGCTCGCTCTCGGACTGGATTTACAACCTCACCCCGACGCAGCGTTCGCTTGTTCAGGTGTTCGGCTACGACGCAAATCACAACCAAGTCATTTCCAAAACCCTTCAGCCCGCCACCTTTGGGTATAACGACCTTGGCTACGATGTGGACGGTGGCAAATCGTCAAAGTTGCTTGCCATCGTTGCCGCCCTACAGTTGGACGGTGGCGGCTACACCATGTCCCGAACCGTGTTCAAAGTCACGAGCAACTGGACCCCAAACCTCACGAATGTAAAAATCATCATTTGTGCCCTCATGTTCGATGAAACAGGGCTATTGCAGCACTCTGGGGAAGCGCAGCCAACCTATCCTCCCTATTGGGCAACGAGCGATCCCATCCTCTACAACTCCGACGCTGCGCCGCCTTACTACTCACCATTGGGGCTTCAGGCATACGACAGCCAGCATGTTGCTTTCACCATCGCAAACCCCCTTTTGGGCTACCCCGTGACCATTGGCAACCTGCTTTTCACTTACTCCAACCCTTATGTAGATGCTCGTGGTCATCAAATCGGAGCACCGATCTACGGCGGCGGCGGTTTAGGAACCCTATCGGGATACTCCATCAGCGATAAGAGCACCATTGTTAGTAGTGCAACCATCGGCGGCACCACCTACACCACCAACCTCGGACCGACCGCTGATCCTCCCACCATCGTCATTCAGGGAAGTATCGTCAATAGCAACAAGGAAACATATGCCGGAGCAACTGGCGGCATCATGTTCAACGTCTATAGCCACTGCAAGGGTGCTGGCTTTTTCGGCTCCGATGGTGGAATGTCCACCTACCTTGGACCAATGGGTATGCCGAACACCACCGTTATTCCCTATACGGACTGCTTTTGGACTTCGTATGCAGGTCAGCCAAGGGCGAACAGCGGCGATGCCAACCCCTATACCCACACCTCTTACGGTATTCAGTATGGCAACGACATGACGACGAATGAAATCCACTACTACGCCGGGACGAAAGACAGCCCCGCTCCCGTCATCGTGGTTCCAAAAGACAAGTCGGATGTTCAGGCAAACCTCGGAACATGGATTTTGGCAGGCCAAACTGCCTATGTGTTCACCGGTGTTCACGACCCAACTATTGAGGACGGTTGGCAAACTGCCGTGTATGCGGTGACCAACATCGCAGGATCAGTTCTGAACTCCCACACCTATTCCTGCACCACCGTTGCAGGTAGCCGAACCGTGATCGTGAACTCGTCAATCGCACCGTGGGGAACGCCTTCTACGACTTATGGTGCCGATCCGTATGGCATCATCAAGCACCAAGTAGTTTCCGGCACCGGTATTCCACCACAGGCGTATGTGGGAGCCGTCGGGGGTAACACGACCGCACCCTTCACCTTCCAACTTGACCGTGCGGCTACGGTTTCAGCAACCAACAACCTGACCTTCTCGATCTACTCCGTGAACACCCCCGACAAGTGGGTTTGGACTGAGGTGAACAGCCCTGCGGCTGAGGGCTTGCAGCGAGCCAACGGCGGCGGCGGTTTTCAGATTTACAGCGATCCAAATGTGTCGTGGACGACCGCCGATGGAACAACCGTTTGTGGCGACGGTTATATCTACACCTACCAAGGGACTTTCGACGCTTACTTCTTTGCCATGTCCACGCAGTTTGGGGCGTGGTATTGCAGCCGCATCAAATACACCGATCTTTTCACCGGAGAGCCGTTCGGCAACGAAGAGCAGTATCTCGGTCCGTATGCTGGAAACTGGACGGGAACACCCGCCAAGTCTTACGTCACCCTCTACAGCGATGGCACGACCAGCGATCCCGAAACTTCGGGTTGGCTAAGGCAGAACATCGTGCAGAACGACCAGCAGTTGCTTGCGCTGAAGCAGCCGGTCATCAACCACAACAGCGACGGCGGCTCGATCACTCAACGCTCCGACGGGACATACCTCGCCGTCACCCGTACAACCGATCGGCAAACATGGGCGACCACAGCGACCAACCTAACGGAGTGGGGCAACTTTGGAACATGGTCATACTTCGGACCTGTCCCTTATGCCTTTGGATATGACGCTTCCAACTTTATGAACTCCGACGGGACAAGTAAGGCGAATGGGTATTGGGGGTATGGAGCATTTCTGCGCCCCGAGATCACTTGGCCGGGTCAAGGCGTTGACGATTACTGCGTTAGTCACGTCAAGCAAGACCATCCGGGCAACCTCTATGACCCTAGGAAATATTGGACTAAACTTTGGGTCGTCAGCGGCCTATGAGGTGGTGAAATGTCGTCAGAACTGCTGTATTGGAACGCCGCCACGAGCACTTGGCAGTCTGTAGCCGCCGGACCACAAGGCGCAACGGGACCTACCGGACCGACAGGACCGACGGGAGCCACCGGAGCGAGCGGGACAGGTCCCACCGGACCTACGGGAGCGCAAGGCGTTCAGGGGGCAAGCGGGGCGTATTTCACCGTCGGGTCAACGCCAGCACCTCCAACCCCATCGGTGATCTGGGTTCAGTCCACCGGCTCACAGTCGTCCATCTACGGCTTCAACCAGCACGCCACCACGACGGCTCAAAACGGCTCACTAGCAAACTATGTTCCCCTCGCTTCCACATCGGGCATCGTCGTTGGGGATTTCATCTATGACCTGACCTACCTCAACGAAGCCAGAGTGACGGGTATTGGAAACGGGTATGTAAGCGTTGACTCAGGGACATTCCTACCGCTCACGGGCGATACCATCGTCACCGGAGCATGGAACCAAGCGGTTGTTGGTGCTCAGGGGGCCACCGGCCCGCAAGGGGCGCAGGGAGTAGCGGTAGCCAACGGTGTGAACATCTCGCAGTTCTCACTAGCGAGCACTGCTGGAATACCGCAGAAAGCGTTTCTGCCGTTTGGGAGTTCGGTTGCAGCCGGTTCGACCGTTCCAAACATGGACTATTCGATCATCAACAGCAAGTATGCAGCGAGCCACTCCACCGCCGCAACGCCAGCATCGAGCACGAACGCTGTAATGATCGGGACGACCTATGCGGGCGTGTGGGGAGTTTTCACCCCAAATACAAACCTTTGGTCGGGTTTGGTGGGCACCAACCGCCTAACTGCTTACTATCGGGTAACCCTGTTCCTCGCCACTACCTCGTCGCAGAACTACAACTTGATCGTTGTGGCGGGTTCGAGCACGAGCAGCATCAACAGTGGAGGCTCAGGCACCGGCTCAACTTATGCCACCCCCCAAGCGCACACTTTCTGGCCGATTTCCCACAGCGGCATTGAGTCCACGCACCAAATCGTCGTGCCGTTGCAGTCTGGGCAGCAAATCGGTGTCGCCAACTTCGGCTCAACTACTGCAAGTTTCATGAGTGCTGGAAACTGGTTAGGGCTACCCCCATCGACGGCTCAGGCATACTTGGGTTCCCACATCTCCTTCGAGTTCCTCGGCCTCGACTAAAGATTTCACCTAAACCCCCTGAGCCAAACCCTAGATGTGTGTAGTAGGGTTTCCAAATGTGGAAGAAGTTGACGACCCTACCGACGAGAACGGCTACTGCCCCATCTGCGGCCCCCGCCACTTCTTCCTGTCTGGCCCGTGGTTTCACCGGCAACACATTGAGGAAGCCAAGAAACGCCACCCTTCCAACCCCCAAGGAGAGAATAAATGACTGACCCAGTGACCCCACTGCCGCAACGGAAGCCGATGGACGAAAACTTTTCAGCAGAAGTCGCTGCGCTGCTTAGTCACATCAAGGACCTTTGCAAGCAGATGCGAGATCACGAGAAGGCTGTGATTTCACTAGGGGAGGAGCGTCGCCAGACCGTCGCCCGCCTCCGTGAGCACAATGTTCCGTGGCTCAAAATCGCTGAGTGGGCGAACACCACCGATCAGGCATTGTTCAAGCACCAGAACCGCAAGCCCAAGGCCGATAAGTAGGCCGTAGCCCCATCACACTGATTTGTGGTGTCTGCATAACCCTGCTATAGTAGTTAGTTATGACCGACCAACTGCTCGCACGGGCTATGCAGATCATCGGGGGGAACTGCGATGGGGCTGTAGAGCAAGACGGCGTTGGCTTCAACGGGCCAGATAGTAAGTCCGGTAAAGCCATCGCCGCCACTCCACCTGAAGCGTGGAGCGCAGGGGTGCAGCGCACCGCCTACGAGATGCTCAAAAAGTATCGCAGCCAACTCGCAGCAGCGGGCGTGGACTACGACGCTATTCCCGAGCCGCCACAGGTCAATGCCACCGGACTACGGGCTATTGACGTTCGCTCTGGCAAGGTGCTGGTATTCCTGCCCTACGGTGACCCTGCATACCCTAAGACCGCACTAGGGGCTGTTTGGAACCGTGACCTCAGAGGTTGGCAGGTTGCGGTGAGTAAGTATGGCTCAGTGCTGGAATGGGCACGCCGCAATGAGGTTCCGGTCAGCGACCGAGCACGGGCGATCCTCGAAGCCACGCCAAAGCCAAGCAAGCCGGATTACTCCGGTCATGTTGTCGTTGAGCGCAACGAAATCGTCATCAGGTTCGACTACAACCCAATACTCGTAGATGCCGTCCGCTCTATTCCGGGGCGCAAGTGGGACAACGACGATAAGAGTTGGCGTGTTCCAAAAGATACGGTCAGCATTGTTCGCAAACTTGCGAGCGACTACAACCTATTCCTCACCGACGATGTGAAGCGACTGCCCGATGTAGAGGTGCATCTCGGACCGAAGGTGAGCGTCGTCGGCAATGACTTTGCGATCTCGTTCACCTACGATGCCGAACTCCTTACTGCGGTGCGCCAAATGCCGGGAGCACGATGGGCACCGGGCACGAAGGCGTGGATCGTCCCCATTGAGAGCGCAGAGGAAGTCGTCAAGTTCGTCAAGCAGCACAACGCTCGCACCTCGCCAGAGGCAGACCGTTTAGTGCAGGAGAGCACGCTGCTCCAAGATGTAATCGACGCTAGCGCAGCCAAAGATGCTCAAATCCAAATCGCAGGGTTGGGCAACGGTCGCTACGAACTGTTCCCTTTCCAGCGTGCAGGCGTGGCGTATGCCCTCCGTTCGATGGGGTGGGAGCACAAGACCGATGGCGTGTGGGAGCGCACCACAGACACCGGCGCAGGTGGCGTGCTGATCGGTGACGAGATGGGGTTGGGCAAGACGAGCCAAGGGCTTGCTGTCCTCCAAGCCACACAGTCGTTCCCTGCCGTCGTGGTCGTCCCTGCCAGCCTCAAACTCAACTGGGAGCGTGAGGTCGCCATGTGGCTACCACCAGAGCGCACCGTCAAGGTGCTGAACGGCACGAGCGGCAACCTCCCCGATGCCGATGTGTATGTCGTGAACTTTGATGTTGCCCACTATTGGGCGGAGAAGTTCGTCAGCGTCAAAGGTTTGGTTGTGGACGAGAGCCACTACATCAAGAACGGCCAAGCCCGACGCACGAAGGCGTGCATCGCCATTTCCGACAAAGTGGTTGCAGGCGGCGTTCGTGTTTGCCTGTCCGGCACCGCCATCGTGAACCAGCCGCTCGAAATCATGACCCAACTCCGTGTGATCTACCGGCTTGACGAGTTGGGTGGAGCACGGTCGTTCCGCAGCACCTACGGTAAAGCGTCAGCACGCAGCCTCGCAGCACTGAACCGCAAACTGCGCTCTAAGTGCTATGTCCGACGCAGGAAGGCCGATGTTCTCACCGAACTGCCGCCGAAGCGTTGGAGCAGCGTGATCGTCGAAGGCGATCCAGCCATCATGAAGGAATACAAAAAGGCCGAAGCAGATATCGTGAAGTATCTTTCGCAACTTGCGATGCAGTTTGCTTTGGAGTCCGGCGCAAGTTCAGAGGAAGCCCGCAAAGAGGCATGGATGAAGGCACTCCGAGCACGCTCAGCCGAGCACCTCGTCTCCATTTCCACCCTGAAGCAAATCGCAGCCAGAGCCAAGATGAAGGTTGCAAAGCAGTGGGTCGAGGATTTCCTTACCACCGACAAGAAGTTGGTCGTGTTCGGTTGGCACCGTGAGGTCGTGGATCAAATCGCTACCGACTTTGCCGATGGGGTCAAAATCCAAGGTGGCATCACCGCCGAGCGTCGCCAGCAAGCGGTGGACTTGTTCCAAAACTCCGACGGTCAGAAAGTTATCGCTTGCAACATCAAGGCAGCCGGAGTGGGACTGACCCTCACCGCAGCGAGCGATGTGTTGTTCATCGAACAGGGGTGGACACCATCAGACATGGAGCAGGGTGCAGACCGTTGCCACCGCATCGGTCAGAAGGACAGCGTGACCGCATGGCTCATGCTCACCGCCGATACCATCGATGAAGATATCGCAGCCCTTATTCAGGCGAAGCGAAACATCGTGGATCGTGCCATCGACGGCAGCGAGGACGAGGACGATGAGGAAGGCTCGATCATCGGCGAACTCATCGTGGGTCTTGCTGAGCGTGGGATGCGCCAAGCCGTTTAGGACTTGACCTTTTCCGCAGCCTTCACCGCTTCGTCGGCACTCTTACTCGCACGAGCCGCAGCGTCAGATGCCCACTTAGCGTTTCCGGGGTGAGGGTGGCGGTTCGCTTCGACACCTTCGACTTTGGAGGTGTTGTAGGCGTTGTCCTCGTTCGTCCGACCAGCCGTGTAGTGCGCTTCCATAGCAGCACGCTGCATCACCGAGGCATGGTCGTAAGCCCGTGACTTTGGAGTGTCGCTCCCGTTCGCCTTCGCCCGTTCCACCTCAGCGAGGCGTTGGAGGGAGTCGGCGAAATCGTGATGGCGGACACCTAATCCAATGTGCGCTCCACCAATCCCCCGCCAGTCAACCGTTGCCGCCGTGTGCTTCTTGGCGAGTTCCTCAGCCTCTTTGCCGTAAATGTCGTAAGGGTGCACCTTCGTCACCGGCTTTTCACCAGCCGCTTCGGTTGCCTGAAGCGCATCGTGGCTAAACCGAGCAGCAGCGACGGCGTAAGTCTTTGCCTTACTGCCCGTCAGGTCATTGGAAGCCACTGAGCCGCCGGAGACAGACATGATGGACTCGATCTCGTCCGCAGCCGTGTCGTGAGCCTTCGCCGCCTTACGGTGAGCACTCGCAGCCAACTTCGCTCCCTCACGGCTCAGCATGGCAGCCAACTTGCGATGGTCTTTGGCGATCTCACGGTGCGTGTTGATGGCGGTAGTCAGCGGCGTGTCGTAGCGGAACCGCATTGAGTTCGCCTTCTCAGCGAGGGCGGAAGCCTTTTGCCACTCAGCACCCTTTGTCGCAACTTTGGAAACGGGGTAGGCAGCAACTCTTTGGAGGAGTGCATCGGTGCTGAAATCAGACATACTCGGGTCCTATCGGTAGTTTGGCGATGGCCTGCATCTGTTCGAGCGACCAACTTGATGTGAAATCTGTGGGGTCACCGCTGATGGGGTGGTAGGACGGGGTGAGCGTCCTCCCGATGGCACGGTGGTAGCCATAAGCGTCGTTTGTTGCCGAACTCACGACATTCGTGTTGCCAGCGACCCGTGCGATGTAGTGTTCCAAAGCAGTTGCGGTTCCCGGCACCTCACCTGTCGAACCCAACTCGGTAATCCGCCAATCCTGACCCTGCCGGTGTTGCACCGCCCCGATTACGCCGACGATGTTCCCATCTCGGTCTAAAGCGACATACGCCTCACGACCCTTCTCCCTGCCGAGCATGGCGAGGTTGCGGCGGATCATCTGGTAACCCTCGGACTTCTCACCACCGACGCTGCCGATCTTGTTGAGCAGGTCTAAGCGTGCATCTTTGAGCGTCTTACCGTTAGGGAGTGTGGTCGCACCAGACTTCAGTTTGATGATTTTTCCACCAGCAGCGTAGAACTTGTTGGCGTTCGTGGTGATGAAATCCGCAACTTCCGGCGAAATGGCCTCTGGGTGCCGCCCCGACCCCGGACCACCTTTGGAAACGGGATAGTTAGCGACACTCCGCAACAGATCGTCTGTCGAAAATGAGGTCGCCATGTGAACAATGCTACAACCGAACAGGTGAAATCTTGTTAGGCTTAGCAGCATGAACATCAACGTCAAGGCTGAAAATGTCGCCATCGACAGCATCAAGCCACACCTCAACAACCCCCGTCTGGGCGATGTGGCGGCTATCGCTGAGTCCTTAGAGGTAAACGGTCAATACAGCCCTGTCGTGGTTTGGAACAACACGATCATCGCCGGAACCCACACTTGGAAGGCGGCTAAGAGCCTCGGTTGGGACAGCATCGCCATCACACGCTTCGATGGCAGCGAAGATGACGCACTTCGCATCTTGATTACCGACAACCGCACGAGCGATATTGCAACCTACAACAATGACCTGCTCCTCGACCTCCTGCGATCCCTGCCCAACCTCGATGGAACGGGCTACGAACTTGCCGACCTCGACGACCTCGACGGATTACACAGCGCATCAGGCGGCGTAACGGAGACGACCCTGCTCGATGACGACCCCGTAGATGACCTCAACCCGCCCGTCACGATCCGTTTCGGCGACTTCTTCGGGCAACTTGACCCCACGCTGCACGAAATCTGGCTCACCAGCCTCCAAGAAGCCGTGGGCGACAAGAAGGCCAAGATCAACAAGGAACTGCGGAGCCGCCTTGACCTGCCCGATAATCCAAAAGTCGAGCGCAAGGAACCAACGGCCAAGTCCACCCCCACCTCGCAAAAGGTCACGATGGTAGAAACCAGCCTCGTGCCACTGTCGGAACTGAAGCGGTATCCGAGCAACCCCCGTGAGGGAGACATTGGAGCGATCAGCGAGAGCCTGCGGGTGCTCGGACAGTATCGCCCCATCGTGGTCAATAGCCGCACTAACCAAATCCTGAAGGGCAACCACACCGCCGCCGCCGCCGCAGCACTCGGTTGGAAGGAAATCGCCGTCGTGTGGGTAGATGTGACCGACGACGAAGCCGCCAAGATCGTCCTCGCCGACAACCGTATTGCCGATAAGGCGACCTACGACGACGACATGCTTGTTGCCACCATTGCTAAGTTGGACAGTTTGGAAGGCTCAGGCTTCGACGCTGAGGATTTCGCCGATCTCCGAGCCGGTAAGAGCAGCCAACAAGGCGAGAAGGCCAAGAAGGTCAAGTTCCAAGTGGGCGAATACGGCTTTTCAGCACCCGAAAGTGTCTATGAACAATGGCTGACCGAAACTCTGGTCCCAGACGAAGCCCTGCACCGCCTCGGACTGCCACTCACGGCACTTTTGAGGGAAACGGAATAGACTGTCCCCTATGGGGAAACCAAACATCGCCGTCATTCTGGCTATGCCGCTGGCCTATCCAAAGCCGAGTAAGGCGTTGTCCGAGGTTGCTACCTCCCTGCCGCCCGAAAAGATGCGTGATTTCTACGCTGCGCTCTACCAAACGACGAGCAAGCATGGCGAAATGGCAACGGTCGGCGACCTGCCACCCACGCTGCAAGCAGCCGTGATCGCCAACTACCCCGTATAGCCATGCCAGATTTCAGCACCGAGTCGCTGCTCTACCCCTTGACCAAAGGCGAGTTCCACGGCAATCAGTATGTCGAGGTTCCAAACGAAGGGGAAACACCCACACCGAGGCCGCCGGTTGGACAGTTCCAACTCACCCCCGATGAAATGAGATCGCTCGCCAGAGAACTCAGTGAGGCCGTCGGACAGAACGCAGCGCAGGATTTGTGCGCCGTCAAGATTTCCAAAATGCTTGGGTTGGACAAACCGGCTACCGAGGTCACCGAGCCGCTGAACAGACCACCAGACCTTCTTCGTGGCTGTGACCCGCAGGGCGCAGAAACCCTCCTCCGACCATTGGAACACTACGGCAACGGCGGTGGGTCAGCCTACGGCAACGGGATTTATACGGCGCATAGCAGGCCGGTCGCAGAGCAGTATGTCGAAGGTGCGATGGTGCAGATGTGGCTCAACCCCGGAGCGAAGATCGCAGAGGGGGACATGGCAGAGCCGTTCGAGCAATACGAGCGCATCATGCGGGCTTTCAGCGAGGAACGCCGTTCCGGTCATGGAGGTATGTCGGTTGACGACGCTGTGGCATTGGGGCGTTTCATGGAGCAGCCCGCCAACTTTGCACTTGCCTGCGGCTACCAAGGCTGGAAAGGTGCTCACACGGTCATCTTTGACCGCTCGGCACTGACCATCAGGATCGAAAAGCGTCAGCGCAACAAAGATTTCTCCTACTGAGCGCAAGACAGGAAAACGAGCAAGTTGTAGTAGCATTTCCCTAGCGGAAAGGACCCCCCATGACCAACTCATTTCGCATCGACGATCTTGACCCCATTGGCAAGTCGGCCTCTCGCATCCTGAAGGGTGGACCCGGAAGCGGTCGCCCGTTTCGAGGGAACCAGCACCAAACTCTCAACTCTGCGCTAGACCACATTACACAAACGGTTTATCAGGGCAGGGGGAGGATTGAGAGAGACTCGGTTGCCGATGCCCACCGTGCAGCGGCAAAGGAGCATTACAGCAGAGCAGCCGGACTTATTCAGCACGCCCAAAAACAAGTTGACGCTGGATTGTCAAACACGACTGAGCAATACAAGCAAGATGTTCACGATGCGATTGCCGCTCATCTGCTTGCGGCAAAGGCTCACGATGCCGCCGCTGATGAAAACACAAGAGGGGCGGCTTATGGCCCCGGAGCAGTAAAGCCGTACAACCCCGAACAATCCACATCCGCATCAAAGACGGCTTTACGCCGTTCAGATAAGGCAAAAGACCTTACAGAACTTCTTTCCTAAGTAAGTAGTGGAATGTCTGCCAACCCTTTGACCAAACGGACAATCACTTGACCCAATGGTGGTCGTGGTGCTTAGACGGCCTCGGTCTGACTTGCACCTACCTAGTTGGTAGAAAGTTCTGGTGGGGCTGGCTTGTCTATCAGGGCTACAACGCTGTGTGGATTATCTACGCCATCACCACTCGGCAGTGGGGCTTCCTGCCCGGCTGCGTCGTGTATGCCACCCTCAACCACAAGAACATGAGGGCGTGGCGCAAAGACACTTGACGGGGGTTCATGCCACCTGCTAGGTTGTCGCCATGAGTGACTTTGACCACTTGGTTCCCGACCAAGCCTTACTCAACGAAGTCTGGGAAGCCGCCAAACTCCTAGGCTACCTCACCATGCGGGTAGATGAAATGCTCGCTAAGCGGTGCAAGTTGGAGAAGGAAGCGATCAGCCGCCGCCTCGCCTACGACGAAGCAGAACTCATGCGCCAGATGGTGCAGAACGAAGTGTCGCTAGAGGAGTACGCCGAGAAAAGCGTTCAGCGGCTCCGCATCCACATCGACGCTTACGGTGAAATAGATGCCGCCCACAAGAACAACTCCAATCGGTTCAAGCAGACCGTTCAGGACAAGTTGGAGGAAGGCAAACTCAACGCCGTGATCTCGTTCACCATTGACGACCTACAGGGGAACCCCAATGCCGATTAGCGAACAGTTCCTCGCCCAAGCCGAACGCAAAGAGGAAAACCTGCAACAGTTCGCTAGGGAAATCTCCGAGGCAACCAACCTAACCCACGGCGAGAAGGTTATCCAAATCCTGTTCGCCCACTACGCCTTTCAGTCCGAGATCACGGAGTTGGTCGCTGCACTCGGACCAGACGAAGCCACCGTCGAACTCCGCAGCATCACCTACGGCGGTTTCACCGCACTCAACAATGTCGTAGCCACCATTCAGGCAAACGGACTCCTTCCAGCCCTTATGGACGGGAGCAAAGTCGAGCCTGTAGCACTTGACCAAGGGAGCGAAGCGTGAGCAAGCACAAGGAAGCCCGCAGCGAGGACAGTGAAATCCTTGAAAAGGCTCGCAACTACATGAAGCACCTCACTTTGGAGTATTACCGAGGCAACCTGCAAGATGTGTCGAAGCGTCTGCTGCTAGAGCGCATCAGCGAGCAACTGAAGTGATGCCAAACGGTGCTACACTTGCTAGTTCACCTCACCGTTTGGAGAGCGAACCATGCTCGTACTCGACCCGATCACGAAGCAACTGTGCCGCCGCCCTCGCTGCGGTCACGACAGAAATGACCACACCGACGAAGGTTGTCGCCAGTGTGAGTGCACCCACTACCGTTGGTCGCCAAACGCCGCATAACGCTATCCGCTGCGGACACAACCTTTCTGGCTGCATTGGTGGCCGAGTTCCAAACCAAACCCTAGGAGGGGCACAATGAACATTGGAGATTACGTCGAGGCAACCGACGACATTCGTGAGCCGCTCGGCGATCACCTCGTCAACCAAGGCAGGCGTGGGCATGTCGTCCGTGTCGCCGCCCACGGCGGACCATACCCCTACGAGGTTCTGTGGGAGAACAGCCGCCTGACCACCTTCGTCAACTCGTTCGATGTGGTCGTCGTCGAAGCAGCACCGGTGGCAGACGAGGGCTGAGGTGTCTATTTCAGCACCGGACATGGTGAACCACCCACCGCACTACACGAGCGATATGGAAAATGCACTAGGAAAACATCTTTCCCCGGAGAAGTAGTTATGATTCCAACTATTAGAGTGAATATGGAGCCTAAAAGGTGGAAAAAAAGCCAACCAGCAGGAAGTCAAATGGAGGACAAGGTGAAATGGGCAGTGGAAATCCTGAAGCAGTACGCTCCGCAGCACTTGAAGAACACGACCCTGTAAACAAGCCTGCTCACTACCGGAGCGACCCATCCGGGGTGGAGTGCATCCAAATCACCCAGCACCGGAACTTCTGCGTCGGCAACGCCATCAAGTACCTGTGGCGAGCCGGATTGAAGGATGCTGGCAATAGTGAAAAGACCATTGAGGACTTGAAGAAGGCCGTGTTCTACATCAAACAAGAGATCACCCGACTAGGAGGACAGCCATGACCAGAGAACCACTTGAACAGTCCATTGACCACGCCAGAAGTGCCGAACTGCACCTGACGGCGGTGCGTTGCTACATCAGCCTGAAGTCTAAGCCAGAGGGCGTTCCGGTTGAGGAATGGATGAAGCAAGACGAAACACCCGTCGATATTCACCTTCCGGCGAAGGACATTGACGGTGAAATCGCCTTCCACACCCTTGCAGCGCAGGTTCACGCTTCCCTTGCTATTGCGGCGGCGCAACAGTGAATAGCGTTCTCGCCTATTTCGCAGGCGTGATCGCAGGGGGAGTTTTCACCTTGGCTGCCATTGGCGGTTGGCTGCGGTGAGGGGGTTTCGGGGAGAGTGGGTCATCAAGCCCAACGGCAAGCATTACACTATCGTCGGTGTGAAGCGGCTGCCCCGTAAGACCAAGAAGTTCTGCACCACCGTCCTGAACCAGTTGGACGGCACCTGCGTCATGACCAGCACCGCTTACCTAGAGCATTGGAGCAACAGTGATTACCTGCGTGAACTGCAACCAGCCCATTGTCCTACTGAGCAACGGGGAGTGGATGCACGCCCCACCGTTCTCGATGCCCTGCGCCATTATCCCGGAGCCAGCACCACAGCCACCTCAGCAAGTCAACATCAGTGAACTCATGGATCAACTCCGCCACAAAGAGGCTGAGTTGGCCTACCTGAAGAAGCAGAAGGCGATGGTCAAGTTCGAGGTCAAGATGTTGCGTAGGTTGGTGGAAAGAGCAAAGCAGTAGTAGGTTATGTTGCCTAGACCGGGGGTGAACCAATGCACTGCGAGCACACGACCGTCATCGTCCGAGCAGGCCGCTACCACGCCTATAAGCCGTGTTGGTGCGGCACAAAGCCCCCATACACCGATGCTGAAATCGCCCACTACCTCCTCGGCGCACCACTAACCGATCCAAAGACGGGAACCCCATGAAGTTCTACACACTCCGCAACTACAACCCGATGTTCGGGCTGAACATCCAAAAGTTCGACGGCAAGTGGGGTTTCTACCTCGACCTCGGGCATCATTCGTTGGTCTTTGAGCAAGGCCGACCTGAAAAGGAGTTCTAGTGGCGACCCCGATCCCCTCAGACCACGAACGCTGCACCTGCTATCACGGACTAGACGACCACGACCAAGACGGTTGGGGCAAGTGCATGGTGGAAAAGTGTCGTTGCACAGCCATGGAGCCAGAAATCCTTGGACATCCAGACGCTCCAACAGGCCGTTTCTAAGTGTTCTACTACTACGGACGCAAGAAGCGACTCGCCAAGTGGTATCCAGAGCCAGCGTTCGACACCATCATTGAGCCATTCGCCGGTTCAGCAGCCTACGCACTGCACGGCGAGAACTGGAAGAAGCAAGTCATCCTCGTTGAGCGTGACCCAAAGGTCGTTGAGGTTTGGAAATGGCTTATCAACGATGCCACCCAAGCCGAAGTTGATGCCCTTCCCCCACTGACCAAGGGCGAGAAATCAGCAGATTTCCTGCAAATCCTGCACTGCGTGAGCAAGGCTGCGTTCGGCTACAAGCAGATGACCGTCACCGAAATCATGGCGCAGAACTGGAACAACAGCCGACGCACCATGAGCGAATCGCTCCACAAGGTCAAGCACTGGCAAATCATGGAGGGCGATTTCACTACAGCCCCCGACATTGAGGCGACATGGTTCATCGACCCCCCATACAAGGGAGACCCCGGAACCGGCTATCGGTTCAGCAGCAAGATGATTGACTACGAGATGCTGGCAGCGTGGATACAGAGCCGCAAAGGTCAAGTCATCGCCTGCGAGGGAGCCGGTGGTGACTACCTGCCCTTCCGACCCCTGCGAGAGAACACGAGCGTTGGTGGAAAGCGCAATGTGGAAGTTGTCTGGACAAATGGAGGTTGAGATGGCAGACATTGAGGTTGATTTCACCGACGAGGAATACGCCCTCATCAAGGAGGCGGCTGACCGCAACGGTGAAACTGTGCAGGAGTTCTGCGAGCGTGCCGTCGCTCGGTTCATCGAGGATCACCGAGGCGAACTTTCCGCTTGACCCCCCACTGCTCGGAGTGCTAGAGTAGGGTTATGGCGAACTTCTTCACCTCTGACCTACATTTCGGGCATCAGAACATCATCGCCTACACGAGCCGACCCTACGCATCGGTTGATGAGATGAACCTCGACCTCATCGTTCGCTACAACTCCGTAGTCACCAGCGATGATGTGGTCTACCTCCTCGGTGATGTCTGCATGGGCAAGTTGGATGACAGCCTCGCCCTTATCTCTTTGCTGAACGGCACGAAGTATCTCATTCCCGGCAACCACGACCGGATGTTCGGCGTGACCGGCAATAAGTATCGCAAT